TTACTTTCCAATATGAGCTGCGGTCACATCCAGCGTGGGCGGGCGAACAATATAGCGCGCCAGCGACTCATGGGTAACGAACGTACAACCGCAGTTGATATTTTGACACTGGTGGTAGCGCTCTTTGGTTTCAGAACTGAGGTAGCGGCTTGAGCGCGCGTGCGCCGCTTTCTGGCATATCGGGCAATGCATCATTTTGCGATCTCTCCTGCGTGGATATGCCAGTAATGATAAACCTTTAACTCGCAAATGCAAGTTAAAGGTTGCATTTGACGTTGTCAGATAATCGATTCCTCAACTTCATACTCGATTTTTCGGATATCTACTTCAAGTTCCAGCTTGGTGATAAAGCCTTTTGAATCAATGCCGTGGGTTAATTTTTTGATTACCCACGGCGTTTGATTAATGACTTCTTTAAAGCCGGCTAACTGGACGGGTGTTTCCGGTGCGATATCGACACGTCCTTGTGCCAGCGTCAGGGAAAAAGCCGCTGCGTCCCGTTGACGCTTTTGCCATTCCGCCAGTGCCGCGCGGAAGGCTTCATCTCGTGACGCGAAATTATTTTGCAGGACGTTGGTATTCTCCGTTAAACCAGCAAGATAATCCGTTTTCCATTGCGGTTTGCTGACACCTTTACGCGTAAGTTTGACTTGTTTTGTCTGCTTCTTCGGCGTTTTGGTATCCTCCCAGCGCGCAATAACGCTGCCGTAGGCTGTACGATCCGTAAGATCAAACGCGTGCGAATCGCCATCGCTACGGTTGATGGTGACGGTTGATATCTCCTTGCCGCCCCGCAGGCACTTACCCGGTACAAGAAAGATCAGCACGCCCGATTTGACGGCAATCTCCGCGCCGTTACTCACAGCCAGCCGGGTGAGAAACGCGACGTCGGTCTCTTTGGATTGATCAATATGCGCAATCTTAATGCCAGCCAGTTCCGGCGCGACATTGGCGCTTAGGGAATTACGCCAGGCAATATCTTTGACGATGTCGCCCAGGGTGGCGTCATGCCATGACCACTCTTTTGCGGTATTCATACTGCTACGAAAATCGACGCTACGCCCGGTAATGATCAGCCGATCCGGTGCGCCCTGATGTTTGACCTGGTCGATAAAAAAACTGCCCATATCGGTCAGCAGTGAACCCTGTCGACCAATGGAGACGGTAACCTGCGCGTTACGCTCCGGCATTTCGATTTTGCCGTCGCTGTCATCCAGCGTCAGCGTCAGCGTATCGGCCTCAAAGCCACGATTATCCGTCACCGTGAGGGCAATTAATCGCGGAGCGAGCGTGGCGGTGATGTCTTTTGTTTCATCTTTGCTGTTATCGGGTTGTTCAGCAGAGGTGCTGGTGCTGTTAGCGCGGCCAGGGTTGGGTTTTAGCGCCACCCTAAACGCCGGGGCATCTGCCTGAAAGGGATCGTTAAACTGCATATCAAACATTGCCGACCCCCAGCATGTTGAGGGCGCTATCGTACAGTTCGAAAGCTTTTGTTCGCGCTTGTTCAGCGATGGAAAGCAGCGATTCGTCGACACGCGTGAGTGACAGCGTGAAGCTAATGAAACGCGGCGTCCCGTCGCTTGCAAAATCAGAGCCATTCTCTTTGACGCTGTTGATAACAAACATTCCGTAAATCATGCCGTTACCGCCGATAAGCGGCCACTGTTTACCCAGTTCAGCCATCAGGCGCAAGGTTGCCAGCGAGACCGCGCCGTGGGTCATGCCTGTAGAGACTTTACCGGTAATCTCGAGGGTTTCGGCACCCGGACCAAGATACTGATACGCCGCGCGTTTGCCCACCCGCTCATTGCTGCTCCATGTATAGTTGGTCGAGTGACTAACACCTTGAAAGGGGAGTGTTTTGCCGATAAAGACAAAAGCCCCCAGCGCCATCATCATAATTAAAACCCTCCTGATGGATTGAATTGTGAAAAGGTCGCGTTGCGTTTGTTATCGGCGTCCTGGCGGAACAGATCCAGCAGGTAGCGCTCACTGTCGCTACCGGGCCTGATATCACCCTGAAGCGTCACGTTATATTCTCGTTTGCTCTGATCAACATACGAATTACCGCCAGTGGGTTTGGCGGCCTGATAATTGTTGAATCCAGACATAGTGCTGGTTGGCTGGACATAATCGAATGTTGCGCCCGTGGTGGCTGCCTGGGGTGCTGGAAGCTCGATTGACGCTTGCTTGTTTACAACGCCCATCTTCTCCAGCAGCCAACTGACGCCGTTGATCAATGCTTTCAGGGGAGCAAAGGGGAGTGAAAACATTTCGAAGAGTATCCGGCCAACTATCTCTCCTGCGTTACCGCAGCTTTCCAGCGCGTTTTGGCTAAAAGTAATAGGGGCTATCAGATCGCTGAAAAGGTTTTTAACCGCGGATAAGGCGCTACCAATGGCGTCGAAAACCGGCTTGAAAGGCGTAAAAAGGTCAGCGAGCGGGGCGAAGCCAGCTTTTATGCCTTCGACCACGCCGCCAAAGAACGCGCTAACCGGTTCCCAGAATGTGTAAATGGCCAGCGCGGCGGCGGCAAAAACCGCAATAGCACCGATGATGGGCAGGGTGAGCGAGCCGAGTATCGTCACAATACCGCCGAAAACAGTGGTAAAAACGCTTCCAAGGGACGTGGCTATCGTGATTAGCCCACTTATACCTGAAAAAACTGGCCCTATGGCGCTGGCGACATAGCCAACGGCGCCCGCCACGCCGACCACTGTGGTAGCAACCATACCGAAGCTTTGCACAATCCCCTGGTTGTTCTGTACCCACTGTTGCAGCTTGCCAACAAATTCGGTCGCCGTTTGCACCAGCATACGCAGCGACGATTCCTGAGTTGCAAAGAAATCAACGCTCAGGGATTGATACGCATCCTGTAGCGCTTGTAAATCGGTACCGAGGTTTCCGCCTTGCTTACCGGATGCCGGGCCTCCCTCGCTCTGCTGGGGATCGGCGTTTAGCGACGCCTCGTAGCCCGGTTGCATAATCATTTTGCCGAGATTAAAACCGGTGGCGGCGATGGATTTTCCCCTTTCGCCAACGGCGGAGAACTTCTCCGCCGTATCCTGCAGCGCCGCCTGGAAGCCCTCGATCTTCTCCCGTCGTTTAACCTTTTTTAAGGATTTCTGCTGCGTGTCCAGCAGCGCTGTACTTTCGCTAATGCTGTTTTGCAGGCGTGCTAACTCCTCCGATGGCGCGTCTGCATTAAGACCGGACTGCGTTAGCTCACTTCTCTGCCCGGCAACGGTATCGCTAAGGCGAGACTGCTGCTGTTGCAGCCGACTTACGCGCAGTTGCGACAAAGCAAGAACGTTAGCGTTTTCGGGCGTCTGGGTTTGCCCCGCCAGTTCCAAAGCGCGTTCTTGCTCCACTCTTAGCTTAACGCTAACGCTGGCAAGTTCTTTTTCCGTCTGCTTTAGCTTGCCCACCTGCGCAAGCTGATCGTTAAGATTGCGCAGGCTAGTTTCCGTTGCGTTGATGCTGGCCGACAGCGACACACTCGTCGTTTGCTGATTTTTAAATGGCCGCGTTGCCTGATCAACAGCAGTGAGCAGCTCTTCAATATTTGTGCTGTTACTCATGGGTATTTCCGCTTCGCTGCAGCGCCTTTTCGCGCCAGATGATGAGTTCGCTCAGACTCAGGGGGTAAAGCTCCGATGGCGGCCAGTGAAAGATCACCGCGATATCCGCCATCAAATCGTCAACCGACAGTTTGGGCGGAAAATTTACTGCGCCGAAGCTGGCGACAAAAAACCAACCACCTTGCCCGCCAGCGCCACCATATCCGCCAGATCCAGCCCCACCACTTCGTGCTCGGTCAGAGAAGGGGAGGTAATACGCGGCAGCACTTTAATGAGCGCGTCCACGTCGGCATTGGCCACCGCTGCTAGGCTCAGCCCGCGCAAGGTACCGGCGTTCGGTTTCATCAGGGTCAGGGTGCCGATCAGCTGCTCGCCGCGTTTAATCGGGGTTTGCAGGGTAATAACGTTTTCAGATTCGTTGTTCATAAGATCCTCGTGATTCCATTTGCGGGGAAAAATCCCGGCCAGCAGGCTGGCCGGAGGGCATTACAGGCCGATATTGCGGCGGTGTTGCTCGAGACGGTCGACGCCGTTGACTTTTTCAACCATGTTGACGGTGTCGATCTCCACCATCTCTTTGCCATCAATGGTCAGTTTGAAGTAGGTGCACAGCACGGTGATTTTGGACTCGGTATCTTCACCCGGCTTGTTTTCACCCGTGTCGATCTCTTTTTGCAGACCGCGCATCATCACTTCAACCGCCACCGTTTCGCCGGTGTCATCGCGCTGATAGGAGCCCGCGAAGCGAATCGGTACCGCATCGGTACTGGTTGCGCCATACAGTTCCCAGATAGCCTCATCGGGGAAACCGCCCAGCGTCCACTCCATTAACAGGGCGTCGTCGTCGAGGCCCATATCAATCGGTGCGACACCGTTCATACCGCCACCGCGATAGTTCTCCAGCTTGCGGGTCAGTTTTGGCAGCGTGATGGATTTAGCCACTCCCTGATAGCTATAGCCATTCAGGAACACGTTCATATATTTAAGTTTTCGCGGCATTGCCATTTATCAGGATCCTTAATTGCTGTTAACCGAGGAGACCAGGGTCGCCAGGTATTTATCGGTGATGCGCTGGCGTAAGGTCAGATTTTCCAGTGGCGGGACCGGCGTATAGTCATAATCGATATACAGTTTCCCGGCTTTCAGGGTCTCGGCGTCGTTGGCGGATTCATCGAACCAGCAGTTCGCATCGACGATATAACCGTTGCTGCGCAGCTCGCGGAACTTGGCGTTGATCCCATCGATGATGTCGCGGATAAGCGTCGCGGTAATCGGTTTGTCCACCGCCCACATATGTGCGTCCGCCATCGTATCGGCGATCACCTGCGCGGTACGGGTGTAGTTTTCAAACAGGAACAGCGGATCGTCGGAACAGGTACGGTTGCCCCAGAAGCGGAAGCCATCTTTGCGAATCAGCGTGGTCACGCCAGCCTGGTTCAGCAGATCGGCATCGGTACCGGATTCTTGTAAATCCCAGAATACCGGGGTTGTGATGCCGGTTACGCCGTTGATGCCAACGTTAGACAGGGTTTTGTGCCAGCCGACAGCCTGGTCGATATAGGCACGCATGCCGAGGGCGCGGGCAGTAGCGAAGGCGGTTGCTGACGCATTGGCGACGGTATCCCAGGCGAGCAAGTCCGGCCAAATCACCATAAGTTCGCGCTGGCTGAAGTTCGCGCGATACTTAATGGCATCGGAGATGGTTTTACAGCCCCAGGCGCTGACATAACCGAAGGCGCGCAGCTTCTGGCAGATAGGAGCCAGCGCGGTAGCGACTTCCAGTGAGTCATGTCCCGGTACGCCAAGAATGCGCGGTTTAACGCCGGTAACAGCTTCGGCGGTCAGCAGCGCTTTCAGACCGGTATATTTACCGTTGGCATCGGTAGTGCCAATGATATTGGAAATGGTCTGTGCTTCAGCGCCTTCACCGCTGCCTTCCGCGACGCGGACCACAACGATCACCGGTTTTGCCTGATCGGCAATCGCCTGTAACGAGGCGGCCAGCGTACCTTTAGTACCCGCTTTGGCAATGGCGCTTTGTACGCTGGTAATCAGCACCGGTTCATTCAGTGGAAAGGTTGCCGCATCGGCATCGCTGGCGGTACAAACCATGCCGACGATGGCGGTTGAGACAGTGGAAATGACGCGCGTGCCGTCGTTGATTTCGACGACCTGAACGCCATGATGGTAGTCACTCATCCGATTAACTCCGTGGTGTTGGGGTGAGAGCTATTTTCCAGAACGGCGAGGTAGAGCGCTATTTGTCGGGGTTGGGGGGCGGATGAAACAACAGCAGCGGGGAAAAAAACGGGCCGGAGCCCGTTTCAAAAAATAGCGTTAAAGCTAATAACCGATACCGAGAATATCTACGCCGTTCCCAGCTCCTGTGTAGGAACGAATAGTGATTGCCTGTTGCGAACGGGCAGTGATAAAAATGGGCGTATTAACATCAGTATATGGCGCTGTACTTTCATTAAATGTTGCCTGTGCACTAAAGCAGGCCGTGGGAAAGGGGATCGGCCAGTTTATAACCGAGTCCATACCGTTAGTTAGGCTTGTTCCACCGAACATCCACTGGATAATGAGTTCATGTCTGACATTCGCAATGATCACAGGGATTTTTAAATAACCGGGATTCGCTAACTGCGCCATTGCGGTGCCCGCCAGCACAATGCCGCTCAGATTTAGATTCTTATGCACATGATTTACTAATCCCGCGTTGGCGATTTCCTGCAATGCGTTCGAAATTAGCGGGTATTGCGTATGTGGGTTCTCAGTCGAAATATGTTGGCGCATTAAGTCATCGGCATAAGCCCTAATCTCGATAACTTTGTCATCAACGTATTTACGCGTTGCCAGCACTACCGACGGGTCGATTTTTAGCGTGACGGCCGCCGTTGACGAGACAATCAGTACCATACGAATGGTCTGCGTACGGCCGCTGCCTTCCTGCAACAGGGGCTTGTAAGTTTCCGGGCAGCTGGCGACCGCGATCAGCACATTAGCATCGTCATACAAACCGATTTCGCGGATCCAGAATCCTCCTTCGTCCTCCGGGATCACCTGTTCGGCAATAATCTGGCTGCTGTTGGCCGCATCAATGGTCAGGGTGTTAATGGCACCGATGCGTTTTTGATTGAGCAGTTGGGTTTGTGCGGCGTCAGGCATGGGCAACGTGCCATTGCCGTCACCGACGGCCATTTGCGTAATACGGATTTGGGTGCCAAGGGCGGCGGCTGTTGCCAGCTTCGCCGCGCCCTGGTTGGTCAGAATGGCATAATATTTTGCGGTCATGCGTTTACTCTCAGTTGTCGGAAACGTAACCACAATTTTCCGCTGAGCACTGACGACAGGCTATAAATGAGGGTTGGCTCGGGGGTAAGACAACTGACAAGTAAAAAACGGGCCGCGGCCCGTTTGGTGGATGTTACGGCTGTGCAGGCCAGCTGACATCCGGTGCGGTCGAGGTATCAACCGCCTGCACAAGCTTGATGTAATTTAACCAGGCGATAAGCTGCTTTTTATCGTCATCGCTGATAACGCCGAGCTGCAGTTCGGTTTGCCACAGGCTGATAGTATTTTTGGCGGCTATTAGCCGTTGCGTTTTACTCTGTTCCGCTTTATCAACCTGCGCGGTTTTTTGCGCATTTTCATCTGTCACCCATGCGCTGCCATTCCATTTATCGTAAGGCGTTGCTGGCACAAGACTGGTGACATCCGCCGGGTAATCGCCCAGTTCAGTCAGCGGTACTGGTTTGCCATTCTCGATGTCATACACCGTCTCGCCACGATGATCGGGAATATATTCCCATGTCTCATTGGTCGTGGATCGGCATACGGCATACCCTTCTTTTGCTGCAAGCGGCGCATCAAGCGTCGCGTTTGCCGGAATGCCCACGCCAACGACCAGATATTCAATAGAGGTTGAAAGGTATTCGCGAGTGGTTGCGTTAAAGTTATAAACAGTTATCTCACCGGTTTCGGTAGCTAAGCGGTTTTTATTCAGGGTGGCTGTAGACATTATTGCGCCCTCACGATGTAGTTAAATGCGATATTATGCGGGCGTGTTTCTACGCCACCTGTTTCTTCCATCCAAATATAAGTCCATGCCCGTACTCCAGCGACCTGATTGGCTTCAACACCTTCGCTATTTTCATCTGTAGCACCAACGATTCTTATCGTCGGAGTATGATATTCATTGATAAATCTATGGTTATGGGATCTGAATTCATCAGCTTGCGCTGAAAGTAATGCACGTCCAATATCCAACCCTCGGCCATCATCCAAACCACGAATAAACTCTCCGCGCAGATCCGGTAGCACGCCTGCCGGATACGCAGTCGCTAATCTTGGATACCGCGCTTTATCAAACGCTGCGCCGTTGCATTTAAACCATCCGCCGGGTGCCGCTGCTTGCGGCCAGGGAACAGGGACGCCCACCGGCAAAATAGTGTTGTCGTCGTTGATAACATCGTGCACAAATCTGGTGTTGGCGATCTGCTGACCAGCATTGCCGATATGGGTATCCGGTACGGTGGGCATACCAATAAATACCGGGCTTGCCAGCGGCGCATATTGGGCGTGCGGATTGCTGGCTTTAACATGATTACTCATCAGGTCATCGGCGTACTGGCGCGTCGCCAGCACGACAGACGGGTCGATTTTCAGCGTGACCGCCGCCGTGGATGACACCACCACCACCATGCGAATCGTCTGCGTCCGTCCGCTGCCTTCCTGCAGCTGCGGTTTGTAGGTTTCCGGGCAGTTAGCGACGGCGATAAGCACGTTTTCATCGTCATACAGGCCGATTTCACGGATCCAGTAGCCGCCTTCGTTTTCCGGAATAACCTGTTCGGCAATGATTTGGTTAGTGTTGTTAGGATCAACAGAAAGGCGGTTTAGCGGCGCAATGCGTTTCTGATTAATCAGTTTAGTTTGCGCCGGATCGGGAGTCGGTAATGCGCCGTTCGCGTCACCGATCGCCATCTGTGAAAGATTCAGTTTTGTGCCGAGCGAGGCGGCGTTCGCCAGCTTCGCCGCACCCTGATTGGTCAGAATGGCAAAAAATTTTGCTGTCATGCGTTAACTCTCAGGTTGTTGGGTGATGAATGGGTACAGAAAGCATTTTCCGTTCAGCACCAACCGAACGCTATCGACGGGGGTTGGCTGCCCGCTGGCACAACGTAGCGGGTAAAAAAAACGGGCCGAAGCCCGTTATCTGCACTCAAGGCAGTTAAGAAATGCTGACTTCATCAACGAGATGCACAGCGGATGCGGGGTAATATTCACCGCCCACCGAAATCTCCTCAGGCAGGTAGGGATAGACCGTCAGCTCTTCCCCCAGATAGCAACCAGTGCCCACGTAAAACTCACCGCTGCTGCTCAGGCTGATATTTAAACCGGTAAGATGACGGCTCGCCGGTTTGGCATCATGAATCAGCCGTTCCAGCTCAAGGTACATCTCCTCGGTAATCCCATTCTCCTGTACGCCAATCACCAGCTTAAAGGTGCCTGGCTCGGCGTTATCCTCCCACCATTCGCGTAACTCAATTAGAAAGCCCAGCGGCTCAACCACCCGGCGCAGCGCACTGCGAGTACCTTTGTGTTGATGGACGAAAAAAGACGCGGCGATCACTTTACGTTTGGTCGCTTCCGGCCAGTTAAAATCCCAGCGGTCGACGGAGAGCGCCCACGCCAGGTACGGCAACAGTTCGGCCGGGCAGGTCAGCGGATCCCACAATGAGCGCAGCGGCACCGGCACGCGCTCAATATTCGCCGCCGCTTTTACCGCTGCCACCTCAAGCTTCGATGAGCCAACGGGCAACAAACGGTCGTCATTCATCGGTGCCTCCGGCGGTAATGCTCCAGTCGGTGCAGTGCGACGCCTGATTCTTCGCCAGCACCAAATCGCTAAGCGGCGCGCTCAGTTCGACCCGCTGCACGCCTTCAACATGCAGCGCGGCATAAATGGCCGACTGGCGAATATCGCGCCCCAGTCGCCGCTGCGTACTGATATAGGCTTTCAGCTTCTGTTCGGCGGCCAGGCGAATGGGCTCCGACTCCGGGCCGGGGTAAAAGTAGAGGGTGGCATGGATCTGATAAGGGACGATCTCCGCGCTCTGCACCGTAACGCGGTCGCCAACGGGGCGCACATCTTCAGCGTTGAGTGCTTTATCGACGATGGCGACCAGTTCGGCGCTGGCGCTGCCGTCGCCCTCGCGGGAGAGCACGGAGACGGTGATATAAGCCGGGTTCGGGCTGAAAACCGAAATATCCGCCACTCGCCCATCGGCGCTGCGGCCATGATACTCATAAGCGCCTTCCGGCCCGGCAACGCTTAATCCTTCAAAGGCCTGCTGCGCGCGCAGGCGCAAATCTTTATCGGATTCCATTACCGCCGGTGTCGGCGGAAGGGTGCGGTCATCGGCAGGGGATATTACCAGCCGCGCGGTGTTACTGTTGGCGGCCATCACATCCAGATCGTTCCCGGCAGCGTAGGCCAGCATCACCGCGCGCGCGGCTTCGTTAACGCGGCTGCGCCAGAGAACTTCCCGGTAGGCATTCTCCTGCAGGAATTTGGTCAATGGCTCGGATTCAAGGGCCAGCGTACGCGCCAGCGCTTCTTGCTCATCAGCGGGAAACAGAGAAATCAGCGTCGCTTTGCGGTCATCGAGGATAGCCTCATAATCAAGCTCCTCGACCACATCCGGCGCCGGCAGTTGGCTCAGATCGATAATCGGCATGGTTTTAACTCACTGGAAGGGTTAATGAAAGTGATTCGCCGGTGCTGGCGAGCTGGCCGGTCAAATCGACCACCAGCTTGCCGTCCGACTGGCGCTCGGCGGTCACCGCGCTCAGGGTGATACGCGGCTCCCATTTCAGCAGCGCCATATAGCAGGCGGACTGAATTTGCAGCGCCAGCGTCGGGGTAAGCGGCTGGTCGATCATCTCAAACAGCGATGAGCCGTAATCGCGTCGCATCACTCTTGAGCCAAGCGGCGTGCGTAAAATATCGCTAATGCTCTGGCGGATATGTTCAACGTCCGTTTGACGTTTGCCGGTGTCGCGGTTTAATCCGCAGTAACGAAAGGTCATAAAGGCGCTCCTGTTGTGCCGCCGCTGTCGCCGGGGTGTTGATGGGTATGCAGTACTTTGCCGTTGGACGAAAGGGATCCGCCGCCGTGGCTGATATTGCCGCTCATCGTGCCGCCTTGCTGGACCTCCAGCGTGCCGGTGATAAGTTTGTGAGTGCAAACCACTTCCGGGGTGTCCAGCGTGATGCGAGTAGTGGCTTTTACCAGCACTTCCGGCACGGTAGCGGTAAGGGATTGCGAGGCGCTGACGGTAGCGGTTTTAATGCCGCTCACCATTAACGCACTGGTTTTGGGCTCATATTCAATTACCGCACCATCGGGAAAGGCGATATGCACGCCGTCCGCCGAAGCCGAAGGTGCCGGGTGGTCATCGGAGAAGATCCCCGGCAGCACAAAAGCGGTATCAAGCTCGCCGCCGACGGCCAGCAGTAGCACCTGTTCACCAACGGAAGGGGCCCACCAGTTGCGCGATTGCCCGGCGCGCTGGGTTAACCACTGCAGCCATTGCGTAATGAGGCCACCGCTCTGCACGCGGCAGCGGCCGGTATTCAGGTCGACGTCAACGATGATCCCGGTGCGGATCATATTGCGCAGCAAGCGGGCCAGTTCAGAGAGGGAAAGTTGTGTATTCATAACGGAAATCATCCTATGGGTGAGCGGCATTGAGAAACGGACAAGGCTGTCCGGCTTTTGGCACAACGCGGCCTTAATGGCGATTAGCCAGGCCAGCGGCTCACCAGCTCACCGTTGATATAGAGCTCTGTCGGGCGGTTAACGACGGCGGGCGGCAGCGGTTCCGCCAGCGTTTCGGCATACAGCGCGCCATTCACTTCCGTTACTTTGGTCCGCTCGGTCAGCTGCAGCACGATGTTTAAATCTTGCGTGCCGTCGGCGTTGGTCACCAGCGTCCAGCTAAAGCAGCCGTTACGACCGGCTTCGGTCGTGAGGATCTCGGGCTGGTTATCACGCAGCCACGCCATCACCGGCACGAACAGCGTATCAATATCGTCGGCAAAACCACTGACGGCGATATTCAGGCTGAACTGTTTTTCAAACGACAGTGAGTTTGACAGCGTGGCGGTATTACGCCCTTTATCTACCCACAGGCGCAGCATGGAAGGGTTATCGCGCAGCACCGGAACGGCTTCAATCAGCGCGGTGCGCAGCGTTTTGGGTTTTAGCATTGATCTCATCCTGACAATGTTTAACGGTTTCGACCTGTAACGCGCACTGTTCAAGCGCGTTCTCAAGCCGACGGATATCGGCGCTCAAATCGCCATTAGTTTGCGGTGCGCTTGCCGGCATCGGGCACAGGTTGACCTGCGGGCAACTGCTGTAAACAGTGACCGGCGGAGGGGCAGGCGGGGCGCTGGTGCACCCGACGCACAGCATCAGGTAAGCGAGTGCTGTACCAGCGGCGAAACGCATCATTTTCATTTACTAACCTCGTAATAGCCTGTTCGCGCTGCACCGCGTGCGTGCTGGCCGCGTCCAGCTGCAGGCGCAGCGCAACCTGGGCTTGCTGATTTTTATCCGCTAACGTTTGGGTGGCGCTCAGTTGGGCTTTTAACTGCGCGATGGTGTCGTTTTGCTCATGTGCAAGCTGACGGGATTGCGCCAGCGCGGCGCTAAGGGAGTGGTTTTGCTGTACCAGCCACAAAAGGCCGAGGGAGGCGATGACCAGGGCGATTAACCAGGCTTTCATTGCACCCCCTGCAGGCATCTGGCGCGTTCGCGCTGGCGACGGATTTCCAGCCCGCCACTGCGCACGCCCTTAATAAACACCCAGCGTGGCAGCTGATCGCAAGCCTGTTGCCACTGCTCTTTATTAAGGAAATACGCCAGCGTCGAACGGCACGCCGCGCCGCTGCCGACGTTAAAAGCAAAGCTAACCACCGCGTCATAGACGGGGGCGGGCATCTGCGTAGGTACGCACTGCGCCAGTCGGCGTTCAATCTGCAACACATCGGCGACCAGATTGCCCGCTGCCTTTTTCTCGTTGACATCACGCGTCGGGGTCACGCCAGAGGTATGACCAATGCCCGATGTCCAAACCCCAGCGCTGCACTGATAAGGGCGCAGGTGACAGCCTTCCAGATCGGCAAGCAGCGCCAGCCCCTGCTGCGAGGTTTTCAATAAGCGAAAATCCGGCAGCATGACCGCCAGCGCCAGCACCGCTGCGGCGCTACAGCGTTTTATCGGTAATCCCATTTATCACCTCCTGTGTGGATGCGCAGGACCGCAGGAACAAATAGCTTTTGCGACGGTAGTACCAATTCACCGCCACGGTCACGGCTACGCCCAGCGCACCAAAATAGGCGGCGAAGTCCTGCGGGGTCATGGCACCGAAAAAGGTCAGCGCAACGCTTATCCAGTACGCCAGCGATGAGGTGACTTTTTCGATAGTCAGGCCCATAGGTTCACCGTCTCTTTAACGGGTTGTGTTTGAACGTCAGGCAGGCTCACCGTCGTGCCATACGGCAAAATTACGCCGAGCTCGGCAAGTCCGGGATTGGCAGCAAGGACCGCTTCGACCACCGAGGCCGTACGGCCGTAATAGCGTAGGCAAAGCAGGTCGAGGGTATCGCCTTGTTGTGTTTGTACATTCATCGTTCGCTTCTCTCACCATCAGGAAGGTTTTTCCCCATGGTTAAGTTTGCTGACTGGCGGCAATGGCGGCTATCTTTCAGGGCTGGTTAAGGGCTGGCACAACAGGCAGGTGGCAGAAAAAGCAGGTATAAGCGCGCCAGCAACAGCATTCTGCATGGCGCGATGGGATCCCGGCAGCGTTAACTGTCGGTAGCGGGGAAAGGGCAGGGGGCTATTCAGCCTGGTAAAAAATATCCTTATCTTCGGCGGCGGCGTTTTCGCTGTTGGCGAGGTCCGCAATCAGACTCAGCGCCAGCTTCAAATCGGACGGTTTGCAGTTCGCCAGCAGAGACACCTCGGCAATAAATTGCACACATGCCCATTTATGCTGCATCTGATTGAGTTGTTCAGAGACCATGAATCCCTCTCATGAATGTCTTTTACTGTATATTTGTACAGTATCATAGGCCGATTACTTATGGGAAGCGATAATTATTTCGGGCCATCACTATGTTGCTGATTAAGAAAACCATTATCTCTTTCTGCTAGCGGTTCTTCCCATGTGTTTCCAGCTAATGCCCTGATATTTTTATGGGTAAAGATACAGGTTTTTTTCATACCTTTACGTGTCTGTAGAATATCGTTCCGCAGCCGGTGGGTCAGTTGTCGACGCTGGCGCCGGTTCAACCGTTGATCGGGATCGAAGGGCGTACAGTTATTGACAGAACTCCAAGAAAGAGCCGCGTTCGGGCTGGCTTCTTGCGCGCGTTTTGGCACAATTTTCCACTTCTTCAGCCGGGTAAGCAACGGCGACCCGCTGCCAACCGTACTGTCATAAACGCCGCGCACACGCAGGATTTCTTCGCCATATTGATTCATATCACCATCGGCCTCATACAGCGTGCGTACCTGCACCGCATCGCGTGTAACAAAGGGCCCGCCCTGCGTGTTAACGTAACCTGCCCAGTCCCCGTTATCTGCAGCGTTATGTACCTGGGCGAATTCCACGCTTAAACCCTGGGCGAGTTCGCTATCGACAAGCTTTCTCAACTCACGGTAAACCGTCACCGGCGCGCCGCCAACAAACTGAAACTGGCGGATATGCCAGCGCGTCGCCCACGCGGAGACGGCGCAGGCGCTCTCTTTCAACAACGCGCCGCTGTCAAAGTCGATTTCACCTTCCAGCGCATAGCCATCGATATTCTTGGCGATGTACTTCGCCATATAACCGGTAGCGCTGCCTTTTTTTGCATCGAGGGGTTCAGCATGAAAGCGCGCCCGCTGCGCCTTCGCGCTGCTGAGTTCAGCGTTATCTTCCTGACAGGCGAAATCACGCAAGATTTCACGGATGCGTGCCGCCTCCTGCGGCTGCATAAACAGCAGCAGATGCCAGTGCGGGGTTGCGTCATGATGAGGTTCCGCGACGCGGATACCGAATACGCGTAAACCGTTGCGGTGCAGTTTCGCGCGAATACGCGCCCACAGCCGCGTGAAATAGGCCTGAGTTTGCGCCGGGCTGGCGCCGTTCCATTTCCGGTTGCGGTAACCGGCCCGCGTGGTCGCATGCCAGGCCGAAGGCGCGGTAAGCGTATAAAATTCGCCCACATAACCGAGGCTTTCGCAGATAGTTTCAAAACCACGCATCCGTGTCATAAGCTCACAGCGGCGGATCGCCGGGTTGGCCACTGAACCGTCGTGTTTATCAATAAGGCTAATGCGATTTCCCTCTTCATCTTCCAGCTCCATGCTCTTGAGAAATTCGCGGTTGCGCCGCTTTTGCTCGCGCCACGCCGTTACGCACTGTGCACTGGCGTAGGGCTGCTTTTTCTTACTGACGTTGCCAAGGGCGATATGCAGATGCTCCCGCCATTGCGCGGCGGTTTTGCGCAAATGCCCGCGCCACCACTGTTCGTTGAACAGGCGCATTATTGCTGGTGCCATATCTTCCGCGCGGGCGACTTTTTGCGTCACGCGCTGCCAGTGCGGCGGGGTCACATTAAATTGCAGAGCGATGGTGCCCGCATGCAGATACCAGCGGTGCAACGTCTTCAGCTCACTGGCGCTGGCGTCGTCGTGTTCAGCCAGTTCGCCGCGTATAAAATTGGCGATATCCGCGGCCAGCCGCTCTGTCTGCGCTTTGCTCATATCCGGCAACTGGTTGTAGCGGGTGAAAAGCGACACTAAGCGATCCGCCAGTCCGTGATGAATCACCGTGTCGAAATGACCATTGAACACCGCTTTCGATACTTGCGGATGTAGATTGCTAAGTTGATAGCGTTGCGCCACCACCTTGAGCCTCGGTAGCAGTCGCTGGTGGAAATGCAGCAGAAAGGCTTCGGTGCGCGCCGTACCCTGCTCTTTTTCCAGCGCATCCGCAGCAAGGGTCAATGAAACGCGCACGCACTCAGGTTGCAGTGCCAGCGCCTTTCGCGCCTGCAACACCGCAGCAATATGGTGGTTGCGGCGGTGCAGTTCAGCGTGGGTAAGGCCGGGGCAACTGATGGCAGAACGCGGCGCGTTCCAGGGATAAGCCCAGGTGACGGACAATTAGCGTCTCCTGTAATGCTTGTCTTTTTGCTCGACAATCTGCTGACAACCGACGCAGCAGGTCACGCCGGGCAGGGCCATGCGCCGCGCTTGTGGGATCGGGGCATCGCAAAGTTCGCAGGTCAGCCTTGAGGGGGCCAGCAGACGATGACGCGCATGGTGAATATGGCGTTCGCGCTCTTCCAGCTCACGTTGCTGGGCAAGATCCATTTCATCGGCCATTAATCAATCTCCTGCGCCTGGTTTTCAATATGGTTGACTTCCTGGCGCAATAACTCGGTGGTGTCGCACCATCCGAGGCGCAAGTTGTAGATATGCGTTGCCAGTCCATCAAGCCTGTCAGAAAAAGCGCGAGCGCAGCGCTGGCGTTCATGGGCGCGCGCTTTCGCCAGCAGCAGCGAGAGCTCCTCCGGGCTGCGGGTGGATGATTGGCGGGGCTGTTTTTTCATGGTTTCTCCTGAATTTGGGCAAAGGAATGCCCGACGGGTTGACGTCATGGTGATAAACGTTGGGTTACAGCGGCATGGTGAGCCGTTTCGGAAACTGGCTTACCACTGCGCGGAAATGGTTCATGGCGGCAATCACCGCGCGCTTCTCCTCAAGGGTCAGCGCATTTGGCGCTAGCGCCTGGCGAGCGGATGGCACGCGGGCAAGAAAGAAAATCGCCGCCAGCGCCCGGTTGTTCTCTTCTGCATATTCATCGCGCTTATCGCGTAGCGCTTCGATAAAGCGTGCCACTTCGTTCCAGTTATCGCCCCATAAGCGGCAGCGAATTTCAGCAATATGGTTTAACCCGCTCAGCCGTTGCGAGGTATTGAGCGGAACATGGGCGGCGGGAGATGTGATAGCCATAGGTGCTCCTGCACAAGTGCTAGCTTGCAAAAGCAAAATTTGTGTATCGGCAGGCTGCTGCGGCTCCTTGCTGTAAGGAGGTGCCAAACCCTGTAAACCGTCTGGTATGGCTTTTCATCGGGGTTGAGCAATGGCTGAACCATGTTGTCCTTGACGCCTTTTCGATAAAACGTACGCCTGCGCAAGATCCGCACCGGGCGGCACTCCCACTTAAGCGATGCCGTTTCGTCTGCTTAATTTCCACGGCACGCGGCGGACGCCGCATAGCCATTACATTGTTCTCCCGGCAAAGAGATAGAGAAGTGAATTGTATTTGTGAGATGAATAATAGATGCGGCGGCATTGATTTTGCATCTGACATATCGCATTATCTCCTGTTGTTTGAAATGTACTGAGTGAGTGTGCATTTCTGTCGATACACAGCAATATAGATCGCAAATGCGATTGTGTAAATCACTTTTTCGATGTTGGTGTCCATGAGTGAAAACAAGATGAGTGTTCAGGATGTGATTGAGCGCATTGCCGCGTCCTATTCCGTCTCCAGCCAGAAGGCCCTCGCGGAGGCGCTGGACGTGCCGGCGAACAATATCAGCAGCTGGATCCAGCGCGACAGCGTGCCCTATAAAGCGATAGTCAAATGCGCCCTTGATACCGGTGCTGAATTGCAGTGGCTGGTAAGCGGTGAGTTTGCAAATGCAAAACTCTCTGATAAGCCAGTGCCGAAAGGTAAAGCCTTATACGATGAAATTCTCGCCACCGGCGGGCGTCCGGTGCTGCGCCGCATTCTTGATGCCTACGGCTTTGAGATGCAAAAAGAGCTGGGGGATTTGCTCGATATCTCTTCCGGTACCATCAGTACCTGGGTGCGCCGCGAGTTTTTCCCCGGCGATGTGGTGGTGACCTGCGCGCTGGATACCGGTGTCTCGTTAGGCTGGCTGGCGACGGGTAAAGGCGAGATGTATCCCGCTACGGTTAGCGGAACAGAAAAAAATGACGCCGCTCTCAGCATTGCGAAGTTTCGCCTCGAATCCGGCGAGTTGAAAGAGGCAGGCGTCTGGACGCTGGACAGCAGCTTTGCGCCATCCTCAACGGACGGCCTGAAGTTTATTGAAGGGCTCAATGCGGGCTGGCTGGTGGATACCAACGCGCAAAAAATTGGCAACGGCCGCTGGTTTATCAGTATTGACGATGCGCTGGACGTGTTTGATGTGGTGCGTCTGCCGGGCGGCAAAGTGCGCCTCACCAACGGTGCGGTGGATTTTGAGTGCGGCGTTGCGGAAATAGTGCCGTTTGGCGTGGTGATCTTCACGCTGGAAAAACACGTTTAA